GAAAAGCCTGCTGCCGACACCAGTAGCATTACACTTCAGGTAAACATGTAGGAGGCGTCATGCGGGTTGTCTTCGGAGTCGGCAGCAGGCTTTTCTTCTGGGAAACCAGCCTGAAGAAAGTGCACATGAGTGTAAACGGCGGCTCTGAAGACGAAGCCGAGGAGTTTGAGCAGGCACCTCCTATGGACCCGCACGGCACGCTCAGCTCGCACATGGAGATCTCGCCCACGGCGGTGTACGGGAGCGCTAAGGCGGAGAGGAAGTTTGGCTTTGGCAGCGAAAAGCCCGGCGGCGAAGAAGGCTAAGGCCGTCAAGAGCATCAAGACCTCGAAGACCACTAACGCAAAGAGCCAGCTCACCTCTGTCCAGCGCAGCGCCTTCCGTGCTGCTTACGTCGCCGGGGTCAGGGCCGCCAACAGGGGTGCTCGTGCCAATTCCCTTGCCGCCAAGAGGGTTACCGCAGCAGCAAGGCGCGCGAAGCTGCGTAACAAGTACGTAGCCCGTACCAAGGCGAACATCGTCCGGAACACCTACCTCCAGGCCAGGTACGGCAACCAGACCTATTCTAAATTCGTCGGAGTGCCCCTGCACCGTCCACTGTTTAAAGCTTCGTCTATCCGCTCTTACCTCCAGGCCAGGTACGGAAAGAAGACCTACGCGATTACCACGAACAGGGGCAGCGTCCGAGTGGGAAAGTTCCACGCGAAGAAGGGAAAGGTCGTGGCACCCGGGCGAAGGGCCGTCAGCAAGCCTGGTACGAACAGGGCCGCGACTGCGCAGGCTAAGGCGGCAGCGGCCAGGGTAGCGCACGTGAAAGCCTCTAAGCCCCGGAAGGCGGCAGGGGACAAGCCTGCGGAGAATACAAACTGGATTACGGCCGGCAACGACGAGGGCGAGGAGAACTGCGTAGCCGTTGCCGTAGCCAACCACCTTCTGTACCACACCGGCCACCGCGTACACGACAGCCAGGTCACTTACCTTTCCGTACTGGCTGACGAGCGCCTTTCAGTTGCCATGGACCGGCTGGACTATTACGAGGTGTGGGCTCCGATAGGGCTCAGTGAGTACGGAAAGGTAGCGCCGGCTGACGCACAGCCTGGAATGATCGTCGGGTTCAAAACTGACAACGGAGATCACTGCGGGCTCCTTCTGCCTGGAAATAAGGTGGTAAGCTGGGGCGAAATCATTCCCCTTGAGTCTGAAATCGAGGAAGCATGGGAGATAGCATGGGTGACGGCATAGACCCGGAAACCGAGAAGGAAATGCGCGAAGCCATGGACGCGGCAACGGAAGACGCGCGCAGGGACGGCGTAGTCAGTATGGCCGCTTACATGGACACCACCCGCAAGGCATTCCGCGATGCAGGGTTCGGACGTGTAGAGTCCATGATATTCACGGCGATCCTGTACCGGAGCTTGCTGGCCAGGGCCGATGGCTGACGTATCCGCTGTAAGGCAGGCCCTTGCAGATCAAATTGCCGCTGAGACCGGGCTTACGTGCTTTCCGCGAATGCCTGACCAGGTGAACCCCCCGATGGTGGCTATCCTTCCCGGTGCACCGTACGCGAAGTACGGGATTGTCCTGGGCGAGCACCAGGCGTCGCTCCTGCCGCACTCGGTACCCGCAGTAACTGAGCTGAACCTGGTAATCGCGGTCTTCACGTCCCGAGCGCCTTCCATTGAGCGTGCCCAGCAGTTCGTAGACCAGTACCTCGGGTTCGAGCCCTCCTCTGCCGTAGTTTCCATTCCCGTAGCCCTGGCCTTTGACCCGACACTTGGCGGCGTAGTCGAGTGGTGCGAGCCCATGCAGGTCCAGGCGTACGGTGACGTGGAGATAGCCGGCCAGCAGTACTTCCAGGGGCGTATTACCTGCGCTGTCTCCGTTCACCAGAGTCTGCACTAATGGGCTGGAACAGCGCGAGCGAGATCTTCGACCCGGTGTGCGAGGCACTACAGAACGCATTTCTGATTCCTCAGACCCGGAAAAAGATACTTGTCACCCTGATCACGGCCCTCCAGGAGGGCGACTGGGACACCGAAGACGAGTCCCTTGATAAGTTTCAGGACGATCGCGTAGTCGTAGAGGCGTTCAAAGAGTGCGGGGTCTATTAATGCACCTGTACTACAACCAGCATCCGGTAATTCAGTGCTCTGTGTGTAATCGCTGGTGGAAGCTGGGACACATGAATTGCGCCGTACTGCACCGGGGGAATGGCTGCTGTCACTACGGCGACACCGAAGTACCCCCTCCCGAGGAGAAGTAGTGCGTATCCTGATGGTTCACCCTGGCCCTGAGTTCTCCGTGGCCGACGTGTTCAACGGGTGGAAGAAGGCATTCGAGAAGCAGGGCCACCAGGTTCAGGTCTTCAACACGAATGACAGGCTCAGCTTCTACAGCCAGGTATCGATTCCTGACTACGGCGGCGAGCTGGACCCGCGTACCGGGGAGCCTGGCTGGCGCAAGGCGATGACCAAGGAAGACGCCGTAACCGCGTCCATGCAGGGACTTACCCACGACTTGTATCAGGTATGGCCGCACATGGTGTTCTTCGTGTCGGCGTTCTTTACCCCCGCGTGGGTAATGGACCTGATCAGGCAGCGGCGGCACAAGCTCGTCATCTTGCATACAGAATCCCCGTACCAGGACGACGAGCAGTTGATGCGCTCGCAGTACGCCACCCTTAACCTGCTCAACGACCCGGTGAACCTGGAAGAGTACGCGCACCTCGCCCCGGCTATGTACATGCCACATGCCTATGACCCGGATATCCATTACCCAGGCCGGGTTAATAACAGGAACATTGACTTCACGTTCATCGGCACGATGTTCCAGTCGCGGCAGAAATTCTTCGAGGAGCTGTTTGAGCGCATCGACGTGGACAAGTACGAGATAGCGCTGGGCGGCGCAGCCTGGGACGGAGAGCACTTGAACGGCTCACCCCTCCTCAAGTACGTCGGCCATGCCCGCGACGAGGCTGTGGACAATACTGAGGTCGCTGACACCTACCGCCGGACCAAGGTGGGAATAAACTTCTACCGGCGCGAGGCAGAGAAGATTCACGACGGCGAGGGATGGGCTGTAGGCCCGCGCGAAATAGAACTGGCAGCCTGCGGTGTCCCATGGGTCCGTGATTCTCGCGGCGAGTCAGATGAGCTTTTCCCGTTCCTGCCTACCTTTAAGTCAGTAGAAGAAGCCGCTGAATTGCTGGCGTGGTACCTGCGCAATCCTCTAATGGCCGAGCAGCTAGGGGAAGCAGCCCGTAAAGCTATCGAAGACCGCACGTTCGACAATCACGCAGCCCTGCTAATGGACGAGATGAGTAAGTTCGGACTGCTCTAGCGCATCAGCGATTCTGCTCCTAACATAGAAATTGACCTCTAACCATAGGAGCATGAATTGTCGCGTATCCATGGTCGCAACGGGATTGTGTATCTGGGTGTTAACCCGGCTGACCTTGCATCCCCTATGGCCTTCCTTTCTGACTGGAGCATCAACTTCACCGTCGCCAAGGTTGACGTTACCTGCATGGGTGACCAGAACCTTATCTGGGTAGCCGGCCTGCCCGACGCTTCCGGTGACTTCTCCGGCTTCTTCGACACCGCAACCGCGCAGACCTACGTCGCTGCACAGGACGGCCTGCCCCGCAACTTCTACCTTTACCCGTCCACCCTCGGAGCGCAGGGCACTAACCCTGGCCAGTACTTCTTCGGCCAGATCCTCCCTGACTATTCCCTGGCCGGCGGAGTTTCGGCTGGTGTCTCTCTCAAGAGCACCTGGAACGCGGCCTCCAAGATCAGTCGTTACCCCGTAAGTGGTATCGCAGGTACCTAAGCCTGAACTGTTCGCGAAAGAGAGCTAGGCAATGTTGCCTAGCTCTCTTCGCTTTTAGTGGTAGGCTGCTTCCTGACTAAGGAGGATACGTGGCAGCAAGTGCTAAGGTCGATCGCGAACTCGCGGCAGTCCAGCTTTCGACTACGGGTAAGGACGCTCTCGGTGACCAGACCGCTGAGGCCGTAGAGGGCAAGGTAATCGGCAAGAAGGAATACGACGAGGT